TTGTTGTAACTGAATCTACCGGTTACTGTACCACCTTGATCGGATCTAATTTGATTGATCTCTGCATGGATACGACCCTTGTGTGAATGTTTTAATATTGTATCTATAAAAGTTGTGTGTGATTTATTAATCTCTCTTGCATGCGCAATAGCTTTTACAATTGGATCCGTTTGAATTTGTAAAAAATTTTTGGTGAAACTTGGTGCACCTGTTTTGGCTGTTAGTTCGTAAGGTAGTTTTCTTTTTTTGAAAACCTGTTCTATACTTCGTGCTGCCCAAATCTGTACATCAATACCTGTTTCTTTTTTTATTAGTTGTAAACATTTCTCTTCTTCTGTTACTAATTCTTGTTTTAATTTGTGTGCTGAATCTACATCCACACGTACACCTAAGAATCTCATGTCAACAAGACATGGAAATAGTTCTGTTTCAAGATCAAAGATAGACTGTACATCTTCATGTAAAATTTGTTTCTTCATCTCTTGCCATAATTTTAGAGTTAACACTGCATCTTGCTCAGCATACTCACCAACATACATTGCAGGTAGCTTATACATCTCTGCCTTGTGATCGATGCCCCAATGCGCTGCAGTTTCCTTTAATACAGCCTCGTTTTTGCCGATTCCAACGTAATCACGACCCAAACTACCTAAATCATATCGAAAGCGATTCTCGTCTACGAGAGAGCCAGCAATCATGGTATCTACTATTCTACCCTCTATTTTAAGGCCCATAGCCCTAATCCAACATACATCGTACATTGCATTGTGAAATATCTTAATAGCAGGTGTTTTTAATACATCTGTAAACCACTTCATAACCATTTTAATATCCATGTTACCACCGCCTTCGTGTGCGATAGGATAATATCCAGACCAACCTTCTACAGCTACAGCTATTCCAACTACATTACCATTACCAACAACTGAACCAGATCCTTTTGATTTTAAATCTGGGTCCTTAGTCTCTAAGTCAATTGAAATCTCATCATACTTTGATAAGTCTGGAAAAGATTCTGGTGGTAGCCATTCTGTTTGTGGTTTGAATACAGGTTTCATGAATAGTCTCTTTCTAATATCATTTCTAAATAATGTATTGCTTTATTTATGTCTTCCTCTTTCCCCTTTGATTGATGTCGACATATATATTTTATAGCATTGCCCTCCGCAAAAAGCAATTTGTTTTCATTTATAAATTCTGCAGGTTGAATTTTCATCGAGCGATAATGTTTTCCGCCTATCTGGTCTTCTAAAGAATTGTATGTTGTTCCTTTAAATATATCTTTGTTTGTCATAGATTATAAGCCTTCTTTGTTTGTGGTTCGATTATATATAAGTTCTTCTCTGTTCTTGTGCAGGCAACATAAAACAATCTGTGTGTATCATCTGGATTTTTTTCATAATCTATAAATGCTGCACCGGCCAAGTCTGTTATTACAACTACATTTTCTCTTTCATTACCCTTAACGCCATGTATTGTTGATATACTAATTCTAGGATTGCTATTTAAATTTTCTCCTGATCTAATTAATTTTTTTATTTTGTATATATCTTCATCACCTATTTCATTTAATGCTTCATCCCATTCAGTTTCTGTCTTAAGTCCATACTTTTCTTTTAATGTATCTATGTCATAGAACCCATCTTTAATTATTGTTTTAAACAACTTTGGATCCCAATTATCTTTAGTCATCTTTGCGGCTATCTTCTTAATATCATTATAATGTAGAGGTACACCCTTTTTTAAATCATTCCATTTTTGTATAATCTCATAAATATTTTTTACTTTTGGTACAGCGTTTCTTCTCTGCCAATATAATTCTTTTTCATCTAATATGTTTCCAATACCTGCTAACATATAGTTTGCTTGTGCTAACACTAACCATCTACCTGTTGAGAAATCTACTTCGTGAAGATCACTACAATAGTCAACAGATCCTTCTTCTTCTTTTGGCAACCATTCTTTCTCTACTCTGTTGTGTACTTTTTTTATTATTTTATTTGCTAATGCAAAAGGTTTTTGTGGAACCCTTTGTGACTGATCTAGTACTGTTCTCTCACCTTCTAGATTTATAAATGTACTAACATGTGCACCATTCCATCTGTATATAGCTTGGTCATCATCACCTGATATGTATGAGTCTTGACACTTTTCTTCTATCTTTTTTACTAATCTCCATTGCACTAAACTTAAATCTTGTGCTTCATCAACAAACATAACTCTAAGTTTTGGTGTTTCACCACTTGCTATAAATTTTTCTAACATATCTGGAAAATCAATTAGTCCATTCTGTTCTTTGTAGTTTTCTAACTCTTCAACTATAATTTCTAGTTTACTTAATTGTATCTTTGAGTTGTTGTTTAAATGATAAAATTTTATTGGGTCCATTTCTTTTGATCGTGCTAAGTTTATTAATTGTATGTATGGATCCGGAGAATAGAATATACCCTCGTAGTCTTCGTCTTGTCTCGCACCCTCTAATTCTATTTGCATCTTCTCTGATAATTCTTTGTAGTGCTTTGGTTGCATTACCTGGTTTCTATTTATACCAAGTTGATTAAAACAAAACGAATGTAATGTTTGAAAGTATGGTACATCATTAAATGATAGTTTAAATTTATCTACTGCTCTTTGTTTACCTTCTTGTGCAGCGTTCTTACTAAATGTAAAATAACCAATCTTATCTGATGGTGTGTTAGCTAAAAATTTTTCTATGTGTCCTAGTAAAGTATGAGTTTTACCTGTACCTGGAGGACCATAAATTATGTGTCTCATCCGTAAATACTCCTATTTAATAAAGGTTTAACTTTTCTTATAACTCTAGATTCATAATTTTTTCTCTTCAAATTATTACTTAAGAACTTGTGGGATACAACTCTTACTCTGCATTGTTTAGGGTCTCTAACAAATTTTTGTATTATTTCTTTATCTACTTTTGGAAATTTTTTTTGTAACTTTGATTCTAATTCTGTTAATTTTCCATTATCTTTAGGTTGGTATGCATTAAAACGTCTGTGAAAGTTTCTAGATTCTCCTACGTATAAAATACCATGTTTATTTTTTTGAAATTTTTTATTAATATCTTTAAACCAATAAACACTACCTGGAACATTTTCACTATATTTTTTTAAAGGCACATAGTTTCTTAACTTATGTTCTTTAGCATTAAGTTTTTTTAATTCTTTTATTTTTTCTTTTTCTATTTTAGCTTGTTCCTCTAACTTTTTTTGTTTTTCTTTTCTTTCATTAATTCTAGCTTTGATTCTTTTTTTAAAAAAATCTTTTAAATTTTTACATGATTTAGGATCAACGTCATGGTCCCAATAGTCATCAGTATCGTGATAATGGTTTGATAAAGTTTCTTCATCATCGACTTCTTCCCATAATTCTTGTATTTCTTTCCAAAAAACATATATACCTCTAGCACTATCTTCAGTTTCATACTCATCTAAAAGATATCTATGTACAATGTCAAAACAAGTATGCACTTTTGTTTTGTGATATTTTAAGTATAATTTTTCTAATAAATTATTCACTAAATACCAGGGTAGTTGCACTGAAACGTGGTCAACGTTTGGATCACGATAATAATATTCATCTTTAGAATTTCTAAATCTAGCTGCTTGTAATAAATTTTGTAAATGTTTAGATCTAACCAAACCATTTTGTAGACCAACAGACTCCATTTGATCTATTTCAGAATTTGCATTTGCCAATGAAACACCTACTTCGTAGGGTGCTTCGTTTAATTTTTTAAGACGTTCAGACTCTATAAATCTTGGGTCTGCTAAATCCTCTACAGTATCCTGGATTTGATTTAAATCTTTTTGTACTCCTTCAAAACATCCTTTTATTTCTTCATTATAATATTTTAATTCAAACTCATCAACTTCAAATGCTACTGCTCTAATTATATCATTTTTATTTTTCATTAAAATATATCCTTTGGTTTTAATTCTTTTTGATTGTAGTCATCTTCTTTTTTATCAAACTGTGCAACTACAAACACA